CGGTCCATGGCCTGAAGCACCAGCGATTTGCCGGGGCCAGCCATGAAATGGATGCCGTAGCGGGAAGCCAGGGCGTCAAATGCAGCTTGGTCAAGTGCGAGTTTCATGATTCATCTTCCTGTTAAAAATGCCTGTGCCTGGTTCCGAATTAAGCCGGGGCGTAGATGGTGGCGATTTCGCCAGCCGCTGCATTGCTAGTGGCCGTGAAGCCGGTGGCAACGTTCGCGGAACCCGCAATCGTGGTGGACGCGGCCTGCTGCGGGGACGCAGCGCCGTTCACAACCACCTGGTAAGTGCCTACGCCACCCACCCCAGTCCCAAGCGCGGAAATGACCGTGCCGGCTGCAATCGCGCCACCCGTCACCGGGTCACCCACATCAAACGAACCCGCAGTGACTGCGGTGATGTTCAGCGTGGTGCTGGCGCTGGTTGCCGCCTGCGTCGCGATGACACCGGGGGTGGTCGAAAGGCTGTAGGTGCTGCCGACAACGCCAGGGCTGGCGCCAGTCAACTGCGCCACAACCGTGGTGCCCGCCGTGACACTGGCCGAAGTGACCACATCGCCAGGCAACAGCAAGCTGCCTGCTGTCTGGGTCACAATGGTCATGATGTCGGTGGCAAAGGATGCCGTGCCGACAAAGCCAATGGCGCCAGTGCCAGCATCCGAAGTAGCGGTATTCACTGCGGCACCCGTGGTTTCGTCCGCGTACACAGTGCCCCCGGCAGTGATGCCGGAACCAAAACGTGCCCAGAAGTCCCCGCCGTCAAAGCCCACAACCATGAAACCCTGCGGCACAATCTGCGTGCTGTCGGCAAGGAACGTGGTGATAAGGCCCTGGCTGTTTCGCGCCAGGAAAGAAATCTGCGTGTAGCCGTTCCCGTAAGACTGGCTGCACAGACCCGTGGCCGGGTTGATGAAGAAAAAGTGACCGACAATCAGGCCACCGGCCGGGGCAACAAGCTGTCCCGCAGCGGCAAGCGTGTTGTGGCGGGGATTCTGCGAAGCAAAATCACCAGCGACGGCCGGGGCAGGTTGCGCATTGACTACTGTTTGAAAACCCATGATGGCTATTCCTATTGCTTAACGGACGCGGTTGAAATTGGGGAAAAACTCCACCAGCGATTTGACGCCAGCGGAATCAGTGGCCAGGGCCGGCTTCGCCACGCTGCCGGCCGCTGCCGCCAGGTGAGTGCGAAGGATGGCGCCGAACGCTTCGGCCGGCACACCGTCAACGGTGATGCCCAGCTTGGTCAGCGCGGCCTTGTACGTGTCGCCTGCGCTGTCGAATGCGGTGACGCCCACGATGGGTTCCACTGCCTTGCGCGCGGCCTGTAAATCATTCTGGGCGCCAATCGCGGCTTTCACGCCTGCGCTGATGGCGGCATCCATCGCCTTCTTGTCCATGGCCTTGTCCTTGCCCTTCTTGTCCTTGCCGGACGGCTTCGCGGCGCCACTTTCCGGCTTCTCCGGGAATTCATCGTCCGCGTCCACTTCGTCATCCATGTCCGCGTCATTGGAACCTTCCGGGTCCCCGCCTTCCACCTCGTCATTCTTGTCCGCGTCCTGCGCCTTGGGCTGGTCCTTCTCTTCAAGCGTCTTCGCGCCCAAGCCTTCGCCTGCGCCGTCCTTCGCTTTCTTGTCCTGCGCAATCACGGTTTTGACCAACGCTTCAACGTCGGCCGGCTTTGCGTCAGTGGCCAACACGGGGCCAAGCGCTTTGACAAGGGCTGCGATTTTCATGATTGTAAAATCCTGTGGGAGTTCATCGGTAACAAAAACATCATGCCCTGCCCGCCCGGTTTCGACCAGTGCAACGTGATTGCATTGCAATCCGCGCATCACACCGTCATAAGCTTCCCCTTCTGGGGACGTACCTGGCGACATGTCAGCAACATATCGGTAGCCACAGCTTAACTCTTTTTGCTTGCCACTTTCAACTGCTGTGATGGCTTCGGCATCCCAGATAGCCAATTGTGCCTTAAGATAGGGTGCGGACCACCATACCTTTCCCACGGTGCCGACGCGCAAAAACTTCTGTGGTTGGTCAGCGCTGACGGCAACGTGCATCATCATCAAAGGCTTGTTTTCATAGGACGCGGCAGCCGCTTCCAGTTCCGCAGCATCGCGATAAAGCATGTAAACTTTGTTCGGGTCCAGGCCCAATTCCGCAGCGTTCGGGATTTCCTTGCCGTAGTACGGGCACACGTTGGCTTTGGTGATGTTCGCAGCTTCAACGTGCATATGGCCGTCGGCGTCCACACGACGCATGGAGCGGTCCAGGGCCAGCAAAATGGTGCCCGCGTCAGCCGCTATTGACTCTTCACAATCTTCTTCAAGGTCAATGTCTTCGGCTTCGTGCAGGGCAATGGCCACGGCCTGCCGCTGCGGTTTGCCTGCGGCAATTTCCGTGCGCACATTGTGCGAAATAGCGGCTTTGGATTTTCCAGTAGCTAGGGGCATGTCAATAGCCTAACCCATCGCGTCACTGTGACGCTAGTATTCCATGGGCCACCTTGTTATTCTGACACGATGACGTGGACCAAAGAACAGCAGCGCGTGTATCACCGAGCATGGACGGAGCGCAACCGCGCGCGGGTGAACGCTGCGCAAGCAAAATGGCGGGCTGAAAATAGGGAGAAACAGAACGCCCGCGTGGCTGTGTTCAATGTCCTGCGCGGCAAAGAATACTCCGCGCGCTACCGGGCGAAACATCCCGAACGACGGAAGACTTCTACCCGAAAATATAGGCTTGCAAATATTGCGGCCGAGCAACGATATCGCAAGATGTATGTGTCGAAAAATTTAGACCGACTTGCATTGAAATCCGCCCATCGCCGCGCACTCAAATTGCGAGCCACTCCAAACTGGTATGAAGCGGATTTAGTGGCCAATGTTTATTTAGCAGGACAATTGAGGGGGCTACACGTTGACCACATGGTGCCCTTAAAATCCCCGCTTGTTTGTGGCCTTCATTGCCTTGCCAACCTTCAAACTTTATCCGGCCCCGAAAATTTATCTAAGGGCAACCGATGGTGGCCCGATATGTGGCCTTCAATAAAATGAATCGTCCAATCCGGGGATTACCGCTTTAGAAACGCAACGGCAGTTCGGCTCTGTTCCGGGCCAAATATATTTTTTAGCACCGGGGTCATACCAACCAGTCGCTATGTTATAGCGCACTTTATCGCGTCCGGCTTTCTCATGGGTTGGCCGGGGGGTTACCCCGCCCCCACTGTGCTGCCAAATCGCTTCTTTAATTCCAAGTTCTTTACGGCGCACAGCTTCAATTACCGCCTTGGCTTTATTTGATTGATCTCTGGCCACAAAAGCCGCGCGACGCATATTGATGCCGGGAATTTCCGCCAATTGCTTGGACAACGTGTTCATGTCATGCCCGACGCGCACCGATTCCCACACCTTGCCCTGTATATCGTCCAGGGTTTCGCGGCCCAGGTTGCGAATCAAGTTGACGTTTTCGCCAACTACTGCTTGGTATGCTTCCAAGGCTGGGGGCGACGGTTTGAACTTTACGATGAAGCCGGCTTCTTGTAGGGCACCCATGAAGGCCCCTTCCGTTGCTTTGCTGGTGCGGTCCGCGAACTTCTGTGACAGTTCGGTGGCGGTACGGTCGAACTTCGCTTGCCACTTGCGCGCCCACTTATCCATCGTGCGCTTCAGATTCGTGGAAGGGTTCTTCGCATCGTGTGCCATGGAAAGCCCCCCGACAAGGGGGGCTTCCGTGAGGGACGCGCGGATGTGGGAAGCCATGTTCGCCACGCAGCGCGCAACCAAGTCCTGAAGCTGATTTTTATACCAGGCTTCAACACCCCTATTGGCGTGAATTGCCTTTAGGGTGACGGCTTGCTTTTTTGGCACCAGGCGTTTTTTGCTGGCTTGGAACGGCTTGGCCATTGGTATCATCCTGCGCGGGTGTGTCCGCAATCGTGTATTGCTTCGGGCTGTGCGCCTTGAACAATTCTTTCAGGTAGGCAACGCGCGCTTCCGCTGCATCAATGGCGTCCGCCATCGCGTCCGGGTTCGGGCACGGGGGCCTGTCATCCGTCAGCATACCATACAGTTCCGCATCCAACAGAATGGCCAAACAGGCAATGCTGTTTTTGATGTGGTGGACCTTGGTGGCCTTGTCGATATTCTGACCGTTCCACCACTTCTTCATGTGGCGCTTCTGCGCCGCGTAGTAGATGGACGCCTTGACCCCGGCCACACGCCAGTTGAACCGGCCGTACTTCAGCGCCCCTTCCAGGAAGGCTTCCGCAGCCGCTAGTTCCAGAATGTCCGGCACCAGACCCATGTCAATCTTGGCGCTGCCAAATGCGTCCTTGGGGTTGGATGGCTTGGTGTCTGTACTCATACCGTCCCCTGCATGCTGACGGCAATCTGGGCCAGCACCTGATGCGCCGGTATCCAAGCCACCAACGGGTGTGACTGTTCCAGGTACACGCCAAATTTGTGCTTGCACAGCAGCCCCACAAACGCTTCCAATTTGGCACCGCGCGACGTGAACCAGTTGGGCAGGAAAATTATACCCTGCACCTGGTCCGCCACAATCTTCACGTCACGGGCCAGGAAATCGGCCCACGTCTTTGATGGATGGTCACCGGGGGCGCCAGTGGCGGACTTAAGGGCTAGGCCCTTGTCTTCCGTGTCATCCAATTCAGCCGGGGACACGATGCCATAGCCGGCCGCGCGCAGCGCAGCGGTTGCCGCGTAGAACAGCGGGAAGTTGAACTGTTTGATGCCGCTCATAGGGCCGGCCAAATAATAGGGCTTTTCGTTCGTCATTGCTTGCTCCAATGGTGAAATTGACGAAATGGTCTACGGGGGCGGTAGACGGAACTTTCCCCCTATCAGCGTAATCAACTGGCGCTTGCCGTTCGCGTGCAAGGCACCGTGGGTGTGCAGCCAGCCGCTGGGCTGGTTGTGGTTATACTCAAGATGTAGCCGGCTTGACGTGCCCACCTGCATACAGCCTTCGTCCACACCGGGGCTGTGGCTGTGGCCAATGATGGTTTTGCGGCCGATGCGGCGCAGGTTCTTGCGGCTGCCGCGCGCGCCATTCGGGCCACGGTCACCGTGCAAGTCCATCTGAATGCCCAGGACCCGGCTGCCTTCTTCACCGTTGCCGGTCAGGCACGTCACATGAATCTTGGTTCTGTCCCACACTTCATTCAGGACCCGGTTGACCCAGAAGGGCCAGGGGTTCGTGTACTCTGTTCCGCCCTTGCCAATCTTGGCGCTGCGGTTCATTTCCGTGGCCGTTTGCAGGTAGAAGTCCCGCTGTATGACGGGCAGCTTTTTCCAGTCGGACTTCAGAATCCAGGTGTGCAGGAATCCGTCACTGTGGTTGTCCGGCACAATGTAGCTGGCCGTTTCTAGGCTGGTACGCTGCGCCACGTAGTTGACGGCTTCGCGCACTTCCGCTTCCACATCGTCATAGCCGCTGCGGGCTTTGGCCGCTTCATTGAACGGGTTGCCGAAGTGGTGATGATTGACCGCGTAGCCATCGCACACGTCATGGAAATACTGGCGCTTCGGGCGCAAGGCAGACTGTAATCCGCCCTTGCCAAAGGTCCCCTTGTCCACCTGCGGGTCCACAAATCGGACGTGGCTGTCACCGTATATGGCCGCTTCCGCGCGCGGGGCAATGCCCCGGTAGCCCTTGCTGGTGTATAGCTGGTCAACGTCAATGCCCACGCCATCGTCAGTGAAGTTGACGTGGCGCATGTAGAAGATGCCGTGCTTGTCCAATTCGACAATCAGCACGCCAAAGCAATGGTGGAATTCACCCGTGGCGCCCGCGCGGCTGTTGGTGTAGTTCGCCATCGTGCAGGCGCCCGTGGTGGTCATCACCTTGGCCATGTCGGCGCCTGGCACCGGCACAGTCTTCACCTGGTACTTGGTGTGTCCCACGATTGTGGACGCGCCAGCGGTGAACGCTTCGAAGCCGGAAAGCGGGTCTGATGCGGTGGGCACAATCTTCACCTGGCCGGTACACACCAGATTTTTATTGATGTCCATACGCTGGTTCAACGCGTAGGGCATCACGTCCGGGTCCCACGATTCCCTGTCTTCCTGGGACCGTGACCACTTGGACGTTGGGTTCTTGTATCGAAGCTGGATGACAGACAGGTGTGCGCCCAGGTGGTCCTTCATGCCCAGGATGGCGTCCCAGACCGGCTTTTGCACCGGGGTACCATTCTGCGCTGCCGTGAACAAAAACCGCACCGTGCCCTTGGGGGCAGCGTTCGCGTGAACTTCCCACACCTTTGATGCTTCCGCCAGGGGGTGATGTTCCCGGTTCCAATCCTCAAGGGTGCGCGCCTGCTTTGTCTGCCGGCGCAACACTTCCGCACTTACCTGTCTGTCAGCCTTCGTCATATCATTCTCCGCGCAGTTTCTTGGCAACCTTGGTGCTGCCGAAGTATGCCCGTTTTGTCTGGGATTTGCCGTGACCCGTGGGGGCGTCCACGATGAAGTCCTGGAACTGTTCGCGGTACTTGCCGATGTCAACCTGGCTGATGCCGGCCAGCTTGATGAAATCGCCTTCGTATTCGTAGTGTTCCGGCCCGATTTTCTGGATAGCTTCCAGCGCGGCCCGTATCTTGGTGGGGACAATCACGTCACGGTCATGGGATGCGCGGAAGTCCGCCACGCTACGGGGTTTTGGTTTGCTTGCCATTTGGTGTGTTGCTCCTAGCGAATTCGCGCGCCACGGAAGAACCCGGGACGGTCGCCCTTGAAACCTTCGGGCCTGATGTGAGTGCGCTTGTTGGTGGGCGCCGGTTTCGTTTCCGTTTCCGTGCCCTTCGCGGGGACAGATGCGTCAACTAGCTGACGGTGGGACTGTTTCGGTGATGCCAATTTATAACCCTCAATGGTGGATAACGCGCCAAGCCTGCCACAGACTTGACGCGCCCGTCAACTACTTCTTCTTTTTGGCCGGGGGTTTGGCCGCTGGTTTTGCCTTGGCTTTCACGTTGGCCAGCTTGATTTCGTGCTGCCGGTCCTTTTCATTTTCGCCCGCTTCATGTTGATGCGGGGCCGTCTGAGACTCCGCAGCCGCTGCCGCTTCTTCGCCTTCATCGTCCCCGTCCGGCCCACCTATCGGGTTGCCGTCTTCATCCACTTCGCCTTTCTCTTCCGGGGGTTCGGGTGCGTCGCCCACAAGGCCGTCATAGCCGCTGTTCGGGTCCGCCTGTAGTTTCTGGCGCACTTCATCCGGGGACACAACGCCCGCCTGGATGTAGGCTGAATCACGGTCTGCGTCAGATTTGCGTTCTTCCGCCTTTTCCTTCGCGGTGGGTTCGTCAAGCGGGACCCATTCATAGCCGATGTTTTCATCAACGGCGCCCCACAAATCCAACATCAGCACCTTCAACAGGATGTTCATCTGCGGGCCGAACAGGTTTTCCTGGCACGCGCGCACGAAGTCATACCACACCTGGATTTCGCCTTCGCCCGTCGCGTTCAATCCCGTGGGCACGGCGCCGAACAGTTTGATAAGCGGGATGTGGCAAGGCGCTGCCATGTGTTCCTGTGACTGCGCTTGCAGCTTGTCCAAGCTGCCAAGCGGCACATTCTGCATTGACAGTTCTTCGGTGCCTTTGTTCGTCATCAGCAAGCCGCCATTGCTGCGGGATTGCTGGAACAAGCGCATGCGCGTGATGACTTCCGCGCCATCGCCACCTGATAACGTGGCGTCCATGTCGGTTGCCAGGTTCAGGATGCTGAAAATATTGATAAGGTCATTGACGGACTTGCGCGTGCGTAACCACATGGTCACGTAGGGTTCCATCAACTGGGACATGCTGATGCCACCGAAGTTATAGCTGGGCTTCAGGATGTCCGGCACTTCGCGACTGCAGAACATCAGCAGGCGCGTATCGTGGGTTTTGCGGCCCATCACGTACCAGGATGACGGCACGTAGTAGTCCGCGCGTTCCGGGTGGCTGGCGTTGTACGCGCACGGGGTTGTCCAATAGGGTTCAATGGGCTGAAGGTTTATCAAGCTGCCCTTGGACACGCCCATGTTGTCTTCAACCATCAACGGCTTCTGGCGCCCAAGGTCATCATTCTGGCCCTTGATTTCCATGTACAACTGACCGCGCCCGAAGATGCCATCATACCAGGCGCACTTCGCGAACTTGTCCCGCACGCGGTGCTTATGCATGTGGCCCGTCAGTTCCTTGATTTTGTCATCGGATTTGACCTTGCCCTTGCCCACCAGGCGCAGCCACTTGCGCGTCATTTCCGTACTGATGACTTCGCTGGGCGCGCGATACTCGGAAATCTGGACAAGGTTGGCCAGGTACGGATAGCCGGGAAAAGCCAGATTGCAACCGAACTGGTTGTATCCGTTCAGCCACCCGAACGCGGGCAGGCCGGCGCCACCGTCATCCATGGCCAGGGTTTCGGTGCGGCCTTCGCTGTCCATTGCAAGGAACAGGGCGTCCCCAGACGGGGGTTTGTCAGGCCGGACGCCAGGGGGAAGGGCCGGCAGTTTGAACGCGTGGACGGGCACACCGTTGTCCACAGCGATGGCGTCCATTATCTTCTGAAACACCACCGGACGGATGCCAACCTTTTGCTGGGCGAAGATGGCGGCAATGTCGGCCGTGTTCATTGGGGCTTGCATTCTGGTGTATCCTGATGGGACGGTCTGGTGCCCAATGGTAGCCTATTCGCCCCCCCGGGGTCCACCTGTGGCTTCCAGGGCCGCGTCTGAAATCTGCATGCCGCCACCACCCAGGCTGAAAGCGATGACCAGGGCGTCCGCCAGGTTCGGACTTAGGGCGCCATCCGGCAACTTGTCCACAAGCATCTTGCCGCTGTTGTCCTGTTTGTAAACCGGCTGTGACAATTCCGCCATCAGGCGCGTGCGTTCGGGGCAATCGCTGCTGATGCTGATGATGTCCACGGGGTCAAAGGGCAGGCCATGCACCACCGCGTTGTATGTGATTTTGCACATGCGCGCGACGTGGAGCCAGTTTTGCGCCTTCGCGTTTTTGTAGTAATCCTCATTGCTGCGGTCCGTGCCTTTCACCTTGCCTTCAGGATTGTGGACGGCGCCGCTGCCCCGGTACATCTTTGCCATCACCGCGCGCATTTTCTGAAGTTGCCGGTTGGCGCTGATGCGCTTCACGTCGCTGCGCGTGCCGGCGCCCAGGCCGTCACCGTCATACAGGAAGGCAGATAGGCCGAAGTCATCGCAGATGGTGAACGCTTTTTCCGCTGTCTCTGACATCACTTTTTCCGCGCTGCCGCTCCACTGTGACGCGAAAGGCACCAGGCAACCATGCCGCGCCACAAAGGCGTTTTTGTCCCGTCCCATGTCGGCAACGTCCAGGCCCCCGCGCTTCATGCCCGTGGGCTTGATGCCCAGCTTGACGTGTGCGTCGAGTAACGCAGTGACGTGCGCGGATGGGATGATGACGCCTTCCGAAGATGCGGACCAGCTACAATCCAATTCCTGCGCGACAATCATGGGGTTGTCTATTTCAATGACCTTCTTCGCATACCAGGCTTCATCCTTGCGCGGATCATCGCGCCAGGTGATATCCATACGCTTGATTTTTCCGTTAAGCGCCTTCTGTGCAAACGGGTTGGCGGTTCCGTTAACCGTGGACATATCCATGCGGCAGTTGGTGTTTGCCGATAGGTTGCCGTCAATAATCATGGGACGTTCCACGAACGCGGCTTCATCAATAAAGTAAATGGCTTTACGTCCGCCACGGCCCATGTTGTCACCGGCTTCACCCGTGATGCTTGACCCGGTATCGGGGAACCCCAGACGCATATGCGTGGCGTTCAGCTTTTCGTTATAGCCTGCGCGGAATTCGGGCGGTATGTACTTCATGAACATCCGGCCCTTGGCGAACATGGTATCCGGGTCACCGCTGCGGTCCAGCTTGTCCTCCTTCGCGCTGCCAAATCCTATGGCCATATCCTTGTTGAAGATGCACAGCGCGCACGCGACAGCGAACGCCACCCACGATGCACCAACGTCACGGGACTTGACCAGGACACCGGGACTGTCATCGCGCCACTGGTCAATGATGAAGTTCACTAGGTCCACCTGTTTGGGGAACAGCAGGAAGGGCATCAGGGGTGTGCGGCCCTTGCCGCTAACGCGGGGGTCCATGGTCATTGCGAAATCATTGATAAAGTCCGCTATATGGTTCTTGTAATATAGCTTGATGGCCGGCAACTTCGCGGGGTTGTCCCGCAGCCACTTCAGCCGCCTAGCGCGTTCCTTGAACACGTCGGCATAGTTTGGGTTTTTCCAGTCAACTATTAACTGCGGCATCTTCGTATTCTCGGTAATGAATTCGCTTGGCCGCGTCATATACGGCCTTTGCTTCGGCTTCAGTTTTGTACCGGCCAAGGTTAGTTTGCCGGCCATTGATGACGATTCGCACCAGCCAGCGGTTGCGGGCAGTTTCGAAGCGGTAGCCCTTGGCCCGCAGGTTGCGGCAGTTTTGCAGACGTGTAGCTTCCCGTAAATTCTGGATGCGGTTGTCATCGGTATTGTGGTTGCGGTGGTCAACTTCGGGATATGGCCAGCGCCCATTGTGCATAGCAAACACGATGTGGTGCGCCATGAATCGCTTCTGGCGAATCTTCACCACACGGTAACCGTCCGCATTTATGGTGCCGGCTTCGTCCCCCGCGCGTATCGGACCCCGGTAGCTGTGGCGCCAGTACAGCTTTCCTGTGTCTGGGTCATAGCGGAATAGTTCGTGAAGTTCTTGGGGTTCCATTGGGACTACTGTACTTGATCCAAAATTGTGATGCAAGTCACAGTGTTCCCGGGGGAACATGCTATCTTGACGCCCTGGGCCGTGGCGTAGTATTTGCGCACCTTATGCAGGCGGGCCGCGTCTTTGCGCAACCAGGCCAGGCGCCGCGCCCGTTCCTTGAACACGTCGGCGTAATCGGGGTTTTTCCAGTCGATTTGAAGTATGGGCATGGTGGCAGTATGCCATCAACTAGAACTGTGACGCAATCGGCATTGTTCCCGGGGGAACATGTGTAACTTGGCCACCTAGTCAAACACGGAGTAACCAAGATGAACATTGAAGTAGTGGAAACCAAGCTGTCAGACAACAGCAAGGTTTACGCGGTCCACTTCCCTGGCGTCCACGAAACGGGCGCCGTGCTGACGGTGGTGGTTGATTGCGTAAGCGAAGCCGCAGCCAAAACCCTGCGTGACAACCTGGACGCAGCCTACGCCGCTGTGTGGATTAATGACCGCGTACAGGTGCGCAAGTGAAGCGCCGCATTGCGGACACCGGGGAAACCATCGAATTGATGGGCTACACCATGGTGGATGGTGTCCAGGTAGAAGTCACGCTGACGGTCAACACCGTCAAGCTGATTCACAAGCTGGGCAATAAGGCTGCGTACAGCAAGGGCCGCAAAGCCCAGATGGCGCAGGGCCTGGTCAAGGTCACGGTGGACAAGGCCAGCAATGCCACGGTGCGCGCCCAGGTGCAGGCCAAGGCTGAAGGCCCAGCTTGAAGCGCATGGCGGAAGCTATCGCGGCCGGCGAGGCGCGACGCGAAGCGGAAGGGGAAGTGTCATGGTAATTGTGGACGCCCACGCAATCATAGCCGCCATGTGGGATGACGCCAAGTATGCCTAGCACCAGGCGGTATGGATTGATACACCCCCTGGCAGCGCTACTGGCACTTTCGTCAGCCGGGGCTTATGCTTGTGATTGCACGTTGCCGCAGAATTAGGGTAATAAGCTATGCGTGGCACAGATTACCGCAGCAGATCATAGAACTAATGGGCGTTAACCGTATAAGCATAGTTCATTCAACAGCAATCGACGTGCAAGCCGTCGCCCGTGCCATGTGGGGGACAGCCCCCACTGGTAAGGTGGTGGCGCTGGGTTCCAGCACCGCAGGCTGGGCCAGGTACTGCATCAACATGGGCGTCAGCTTGCCCGTGTACGCAGCCGGCTACGCCCTGATAGAATCCCCCGAAGGCGCCGACTGGTTGGCCAAGGGCTTTGAAGCGATACTTGACGAAGCCGTCCAGACGCCTATACTTCCGCACAGCGAGAGGAGGAACCCACGATGACACTAGCGTCCAAAGAATCCCTGGCACGTATGCGCCTGCTGGCCATGCATGCCTTCGTCCATCAATACATGCCGGAAGACAGC